GTCGCAAAGGCCTTATCGACCAGCGCTCTGCTCGGGTCCCACGGCGTCGTAGTGGCGACTGCCTTTTTGATCGGCACCGCGCACCGCATAGCCTCGGTCACGATGCGAGCACCAGCGTAGTGGCTGATGGCCCACGAGACGTAATCCAGCAGCCAGTACAGCGCCGGGTCCGCGTCCTTGAGAAAGGTCGCGTCCAGCGTCTCGTCGAGCGGGTAGTCGACGGCGCCGAAGGCGTGGGTGGTGTAGTCGGTCATCTATTGAACTCGTCGACTACGCCGCGAAGCATGAACGACATGCCGCTGGTAAAGAGCGGCCACACGCCTTTGGCCATATCGTCCATGAACGGACGGGCCTTCGTGCCTGGGTGCTTGACCCACTTGCGGAAGGTCAGGCGTCCGTGCCAGATAAAGCGCAGCGCCTTTGCGTTGCGGGCGCGGATGATGTGCGGCTTGGTGCCGTTGACGATAAAGACAGCGTGCTTGGCGCCCGCCTTCACGAACCACGAGCCCGGTCGAGAGGGCGCAGCCCGGATGCTGCGGCGAAGGCTGGTGCTGCGGTCCTTGAACCGCTCCGTAGACTTGGCTAGATGCTCGCCTGCCTTTGCCGCTCTGGCTACCGCGTTCTGCGCTCCAGCAACAATGCCACTTCGCGCTCTCGCCAGCGCCGCTTTGAGTGCGGTGCCGTCGATTGAGACGAGGCTCACTAGAAATCGCCGAGCCCGTCGGTGAACCACTTAGGCAGGAGCGCCGTATCGTCCGGATTGCCGCTTCTCACGACACCACCAACGTTCGCCGGGTCACCGGTCGGAACATTGTCGATGAGACGCTGCGTGGACTTTTGGATGCGGTCCATGCGCTTCTCAGCGCGAGCCCACCGCTTCGTGGACTCTTCTGAGTAGGCTTTGGCGAGTTCCGGTCTGCGGTCCAGAGAGTACGCGTATGCGTAGTCCAGGGCGCAGCTCTTGAGCAGGACAGGCGTATTGGTCGGGCGGGTGACGTAGAGATTCTCTACGTACGACTCAACCTCTGCGTGCGCCCGTTCGATCACCAGAGCGATGTTGACGTCGTCTGGGTCCACGATGCCGTCGCCGTCGTCGTCGAATAGCTGCACACCGATAGACGGCGTGAACATCGACAGCACATCGTCCTGGGTGATGTACGCCATGTCAGACCGGGATCAGGTGATCGGGCAGCGAGGCGACGTCGGTAGAGAGAAACTCAGCGACGTCGCCAATCTCGTATCGCTTGCCGTTGGCATTTACCGCGCAACCATCGACGCGGCAGACGACGAAGCCCGGTGTTGCTCCTGGCTCCGCTTCGGTAGGCTCTGGCTCGACGGATTCGTCGGTCACAACCGGCGCGGGCTGCTCTTGCACTGAAGCTAGTGCAGCCTCGCGCCTTCGGTCACGACGACTCATTCAGTCCTACCCGATGCAAGTTCGATACAAGTACCCAGTATCGTTCGCCACGACCTTGTAGTCCTGCGCGACGGCGACCTTGGCGTAGTACCCGCCGCTCATACCGGGCGCCGGATCGAACCACTGCGAGGTTTCGCGAGCGCCCATCTGGAAGGTGAGGCCGAAGCACGCCGTACGAACCGAGGGGCTCGTTGCGACGCGGGCGATTCCGAAGTAGTCCGAACCCCAGATGCGGCCCTTGACCGCGGTCTGTCCTTCGTTCGCGGTGTTCTCGCGCGCCTTGCCGACGAGGAAGCCAGAGAGGCCGAACCAGTCCGCGATCTGGTCGAGCGGCACGAGACCCTGCGAGTTGTACTTGAAGAGGTCAAGGAACGCCGGGTGACGCTGAAGCACGCGCGCCACACCGAGCGAGCACCACGGAACGAGCTTGGTCGAGCCGGGTCCCATCTCGATCGCGTCGATCGCGTCCTGGATGTTCTTGATCGGGTCACCACCGCCAGCCGAGTCCCAGCGATCCGCCGCCGCAATGGCGGAGGTGTTCGCGGCGAGGTAGTTGCCGGACGTGGTCATCGCCGTGGCGATCTTCTTCTCGGTGTTGAAGTCGATCGCGTCGTTGACGCTCGCGACCATGTCGAGCATCTCGTTCAGCGGCGCGTCCTGATTGCGCAGCGTGAGGTCGTCCACGAACGCCTTGAGCGCGTAGGGCTGACACGAGTAGGTGTCAGTCGAGCGAGACTCGTTGACTTCTTTGACGTCGCTACGCGCGCCAACCTCGGCATTCGGAACCGAACGCCGATCGTTCTGGCCCATCTTGTAGAAGATGTCCGAGAGCTTGCCGACCGTCTTGACCGGCATGAGCTGCGTGCCGATGTACTCCTCGTTTGCGTATTGCACCGAGAAGTTCGACATAGTCGAGTTCTGGTGCACCTGCCCCGGAGTCAGGAGCTTGTAACTGAGGATCTCCTCATTGACAGCCTTGACGTGGTCACGATACTTCGGGCTGTTGAGGGCGTTCTTGATGCGAGCAACGTAAGAGTTGTCGCCAATGGTTTTCGACATAAGTAAGTCCTTTGAAAATCAGGCGCCGCCGGCGAATTGACCGACCATGAGTCCGACGATGTCGCCGACGACCCCGCCTTCCATGAACTTGCCGCCGATGTACTTGACCGTCGTGCCACCGCCGATGGTCTGGTCAGTCCAGCCGTCCGCGGCGTGGATTGCGTACTGACCTTGAGTGGCTCCGCCAGTACCGACCTTCACCGGAACGACTGCGCCGCCAGTGAGCAGCGCAACCTGGACCTTCTGGCCAGCGGTGCGGGTCTCGAGAGCAACGCAATACGCATTGCCGTTCGCGCCAGCATCGTCGACGCTATCGTCGTCGGTGTGGCGAACGAGCCCGTAGCCGAGGGTTGCGGTTTGGCCCGAGGCGACCGTCTTGGTGACGATCAGCGCCTTGTCGAGCATCTGATAAGCTTTGGTAACGGCCATTCTAATTCACTCCGTGAAAAGTCATTGGGCACACGTGTGCCTTCTCGAGACCGGCCTAGCCGCTCGAGCCATTGTCTATTGAAGGCGTGTCAGGAGAAGAGTTCGTCCAGTTGCGCCTGGTCGCTGGTGCTCGCATTGGCGAAGACGTCGGCGAGTGCGTCGTGGGCGCTGACCGAGGCCTTGCCCGCTTGCTCCGGAATGACCTTGTCGGTCAGCTTGAGCGCGCCGCGCTTCTCGATCATCTTGCCGAAGAGAGCCGGGTTGCTCTTGCGCAACTCGATGAACTCTTCCTTCTCCGCTGGCAGGATCTTCACGCCGACGAGTGCGTCCACTTCGAGCTCCACGAGCTTGTCATTGGACTCGGCGAGCGCCTTCGCGCTGGTCTCCAGGGCCGCCTTCGCCTCGTCGCGCTCCGCAGTGAGTGTCTTCACCGAAGCTACGAGGCCATCACGCTCCGTAGTGAGAGTCGCGATGTCTTTGGTCGCGTTCTCAAGACGGGCTTCCGCGTGGGCGAGTTCGTTTGCGTGCTTCTCAGTGAGATCGGCAACGGCCTTCTCGTGGTCGGCAATGAGCGCCTTATTGGTGTCAGTCATGTCTAGCGTTTCCTGTTCGCCGGTGGGCGTAGTGAGCGCCTCGGCGGCGCGAGCATCAGAGAGTTGCTTATCGCGCTGGGCGCGCTTGATGAGTGCTTCGGGGTTGGCAGGGACCGCCACAATCGAAAGCTCTGCGAGCTCGCACTTGCGAATTACGCAGACCTGGTCGTTGCCCTCGTTGACCATCTCCGTCTCGCGAACGAGCATCCCAACGCTGACCGCGTTGATGATCTTCTCCTTCACGAGCTGGAAGCACTTCTCAGCTTCCGGGTTGGCCTTGGCGGAGGCGAAGAAGATCCGGCATTGAAGCGCGCCAGCTTCCACGCGCACGTTCTCGCAACGGCCAAGCGGCCAATCGCGAGAGTTGTGGAACGCGAGAAGGACTGGGTTAGATCGGAACCGGCTCAGGTCAAAGCCGCTCTGATCGATTCTCTCGCCGTACGAGTCCAGCGCATTGGTCGACATGATGACGTCGACAGAGCGGGTAGACTCGTCAAAGCCCTTGGTCTCAAACGAGACGGAGCGCTGGCTAAGTTCCGGTTCGGTCACTTGCGTTTCAGTCGGTCGGCGTCAAGGGATCGATTGACGATCATGTCCTCAAGCTGCGCGCTTTGCGGCTGGGTCTTTTCCAGCTTCAGGCTTTGCGGCTTCGGGTTTTGATTCTGCATTCGGCTTCTTGTCTTCTGGCGCAGCGTTCGGGTCATTGGGGTCACCGCCCGGAACCAGTGGCTCCGGCGGTTCAACGCCACCTACGCACTCCTCATCGCCCTTGGGCTCTGGAGCGCCAATCTTGTCCCGCACCCAGTTGGCCGGAAGCTTCAGATTGACGTCCTTGCCGGACAGGTTCTTGACCGCGGTGGAGAACGACGAGACATCGGTCGCGTCATCCGTGATGAGCCTGAAGCGAGCCGCCTTGACGGCCGGACCAAAGTTGATCCGGGTCATCACCTCAATCAGGTCGCGCGTAATATCGGCGCTCACGTAACGGGCGCTCGCTTCGCGCAGGTCCTTCCTGACTTCGTTTTGGACGTTGCCAAGGGCCTGGCTACCGACCTTGCCCTGCTCCGTCGTTAGCGTCTGACCGAGAACGACCTTCGACATCTCGCCGCCGATGGTCGAGAAGAGCTCGGCATGCGTGCCGTTCTTCCCGCTGGCGGCACCACCCTGGAGCCATTCAATCTGAACGTCGGTCCCATCCGGGTAGGTCGCCACACCGTTCGTGGTGAGTCCCTCCAGGATGTTGACCAGGTTGTCGATGTCTTCCTGGGTGGCGTTCTTTTCGTACTTGCCAAGCCGCCACGGCTTCCAGGCGATCTCGCCCAGCTTCAGCCAGTCGGACAGCGTCCAGTTGCGGAACAATGCAGCCCACAGAAGGACTCGAATGAGCCCCTCACGCGCTGCAATGTCGCCAGTGACGCGAGGCTGCGAGATG